CGGCAAGCCGCTGACTGACAAACAAAAGTTTAACCTCACCGCAAGACTGGCGGGTGCGGGTGACGCTGAAATACCCGGAAAGATAGGCGCAGGTATTATTGACTCAACCTACTTTCCGCTTGAAATGCGGCAAGCACTGGGTCTTCCAAAGTCGTTTGACATGCTTCGCAATATTGATCCGACCAAAACGGATTGGGGTTTTTCCAAAGCGCAGATTCATAATCCGAGATCACATGGGTTCTTTGGAGATTTGTTTACTGATCTTGCGGTGCCGATTCAGATTGCGCTTACGCTTGCCGGTCAGCCGCAGCTTGCAGGAACAATTCGCGGTGCAACGCAGGCGATGAATAACGACGGCAACATCCTGAAGGGTGCGGCGAAAGGCTTTGCTCAGGCGTCGGCGGCGCAAGTTCTAGCTCTAGGAATGGAAGCCCTCGGCGATGCGATTGACCCAAATGTTTTCACAACCGCAGAAGCCGCAATCGACGCCGGCACGCTCGGCGGTCAGGCAACGGGTATTGCCGGGCTACTTAATGATGTATCTCAAGCCACCGGTATCTCGCTATCAACCCTGCAAAACATGGCAAAAGGTGCGGCTACATCTGCTATTAAAGGCGGTGATCCGCTTGAAGGTGCAATGGCGGCTTTGGCTTCTAGCGGCACAACCTCAGCGGTCAGCGGTATTGAAGGGTTCAGTAGCCTTGACCCGGCCTTGCAAAAGTCTCTGCTGTCGATGGCCTCTGGTGCCACCAACGCGGCCATTTCTGGCGGGGATATTGGAGCAGCCGCATTGCAAAGCGGCCTTGGCAGTCTGGCGTCGAGCATCGGCAAGATGCCGCGGGAGTATTCAACACCTACTGAGTCATTCATCGACCAAGGCGGGCTTGGTTCGGGGGCTGACTACCAGCAAAACTCGCTTGCAGACTTCTTGTCTGACCAAACTCCCACTCCTGAAACTGAAGGAGATTACGGAAAATTTCTGCCAGAAGGGTTGCGTGCTGAGGATGCAACCTCGGAACAATCCGCCATTAACCCGCTACTCGCCAGTCCCACCGAATCGTGGATTGACCAAGGTCGGCTTGTATCCGATCCGTTTGCGCTTGAGATTCTTGGCACAAGCCCGGAGGAATTCACGCCGCCCACGGCTGAGGACATGTTTGAGACTCAACAGCCCACACTTGACCAGCTGCTTGCCAGTCCCACTGAGTCATGGATTGACCAAGGCAGATTGGTTCTGACGCCAGAAGACATTGCTACACCAACTGAATCGTGGATTGACCAAGGCGGTCTTGGACAGCCTCTCACACCTGCGGATATTGCCAGTTCGACAGAAGATTACATTGATCGTGGCGGCTTGGGCGGCGGTGCTCCTACGGGCGGCACTACAGGCGGTACAACATCTGGTGGTGGCACGAAACCGGGCGGCACGACGGGCGGGACAAAAGCACCCGTCACCCCTGCGCCTACAACAACACCCGCCCCTGCCGGGGCTGCTAACCAAGGTAATTTGCTGGCACTGCTGGGTTTGCTGGGCAATCAGCAGGCTCCGTCCGCTCCGCAGCAAACACCGTTGGCGGAGATCAAATCGTTCTACGATATCGATAGCGGAAAGTACACTAGCGGGTTTGGTACGCCTTATGCCGAAGGCGGCTCGGTGCGTGACCTGATGCACATTTTGAGGGGTTAGTTATGGCGGACGAATACTTGTACGGTAGCGATGTAGTGGATTACCCCGCTTTGGATTTCAGCCCTGGCGGGGGCTATTACGGCAGCGATTTGTTGGATTTGTACGTTGCGCCCACCGACTACGGCGACCAAAGCCCCGGAGGTGGATACTACGGCAGCGATCTTGTTACGGGCCAGACCATTACTGATCAAACAGCGCGAGTCCCGGGTTTTTGGGAAAACTTGTTTGGCGGAAACATCTCGGGTGCTACCGGGCAAGCCGGAGAAGGGCTTGGCAAGCTCACGTCTTCCGCTATTAAAACGCTGTTTCAAGACGACAAAGGCAATCTCGACATGCGTAAGCTGGCCACCCTCGGCGGCGGGCTGGCGGGGTTGCTCGGTTCCAAAGACGGGCTTAGCGGGTTGTTTGGCGGGTCGAGTGGGCAGCAGCCTTCCGGGTATCAAGGCGGCATTCCGCAACTGCAAGCAGTGCGGCAGCAGGTGCAAGCTCCTGCGAGCTCGCGTCCGGGCGAAGCTGGGCGTCGTTATTTCACCGATGTGCAGTATGCCCCCAAGGGCAGTGCGCCCGCAGCGCTGGCTGAGGGTGGGTTGGCTGAGTTGGCAAAGGGCCGATACCTTGGCGGGGCTACAGACGGTATGGCAGATGAGCTGCCCGCCAACATTGACGGGGAAGAACCCGCTAAGCTTAGTCACGGCGAATTCGTTGTCAGTGCGGATGTGGTTAGCCATCTCGGAAACGGCAATTCAGATGCTGGTGCCAAGCGCCTGTACGAAATGATGGATCGTATCCGCAAAGCCCGTACGGGAACTACCAAGCAGGGGCGTAAAATCAACCCCAACAAATTCCTTCCTTCGTGAGGCCAGCATGGCAGACACTACTAATCCTCTCTCCGCTGCTGGCTCCGCGATGACCTCGCAGCAATCGTCCATGCCGCAGACCAGTACCGAGTCTTCGCTTTCTAACTGGGCGGGGCCGTACGTAACTGAGATGCTGGGCAAGGGTCAGGCGCTGGCTAACGCGCCCTACCAAGCCTACACCGGCCAGCTTACCGCGGGCCCTTCGGCACTTCAGTCTCAGGCATTTCAAGGTCTGGCCGGCCTGACGGTGCCGACCGATGTTACGCAAGCTGCGGGCAAAGCAGGGCAGATTGGTCAGCAAATGCAGGGCCTGAACTACGGCCCGGCGCAGTTCACCGCGGGCACGTTTGATACGCAGGCAGCGCAGCAGTACATGAACCCGTACCTGCAAATGTCGTTGAACCCCCAGCTGGAAGAAGCGCGTCGCCAAGCGGATATTCAGCGAGTCCAACAGGCAGGCCGTTTGACCAAGGCGGGTGCCTACGGCGGCTCGCGTCAGGCCATCATGGAATCGGAACTGGCGCGCAATCTTGGGCAGAATTTGGCTGGCATCACCGGGCAGGGATACAACAACGCCTACCAGCAAGCAATGTCGCAGTTCAACGCCGATCAAGCTCGGCAGCAGCAAGCGCAGCAGCAAACAGAACAAAGCCGTCAGTTCGGTGCCGGCTACGGGCTTCAAGGGCTTCAAGCTGCTCTTGGCGCGACACAGGCGCAGGCTGGGCTCGGCCAACAAGCACAACAGGCTGGGCTGGCGAATATCGCCGCTCAACTCGGTGCCGGCGCGCAGCAACGAGGCATCACAAGCGAAGGCTTGGCCGCGGACAAAGCTCAGTTCGAACAGGAACGCGACTTCCCGTACAAACAAGTGCAGTACCAGCAGTCCCTGCTTCAGGGCTTGCCGCTCGCTACGCAGTCGTATGGCTATGCTCAGCCTAGTACCTTGACGCAGATTCTCAACAGCGCAGGTGGGGTTCGCTCGTTGTATGACGCGTTGTTTGGAAGCGGTGCGCAAACGACTAAATCCGCTGGCACGACTTGATAAGGACAGACCATGAATCGAGGAATTGACGCTGACGTGCAGGAACGGATGAACGCCTACCGCGGGAATCCCCAAGCACTTATGCAACGCTACGCTCAAAGCCAGCAGCTCGTGGACTTGCTGGCCTTACAGAAGCTCAAGTCGGACAAAGAAGCCGCCACACGCCAGATGCAGATGCAGATGGGGCAGGAGGGCCTGCCGACAATCGCGCAGCAGCGTGAGCAAGAAGTCATGGACATGACCAAGCAGGAAGTCGCACAGCGTGTAGGCGGCGTGGGCCAGCAGCAAGCCCAGCAGCAACAGCAGAACCTGCAACAGGCCATGCAAGGCGGCATCGCCCAAGCCCCCTCCCCGAACATCGCACAGTTCAAAGAAGGCGGGATTGTTGGCTATGCCGGGCCGTCCGGGTCTGTTGTTGCTAATCCCGACGTAATGGAGACTGCCCTATCGTTAGAGCAGCTGCGGAACGAATATAACCGGCTGCGATCTGTTGGTAAGTTTGCCGACGCAACGCGAATTGCACAAGCTATACGCGCTAAACAAGAAGCCGCTCCGCGCACTGTTACTACCCCTGTAGCAGAATTTAACCCCCAAATAGCAACCCCGGCTTCAGTTCCAGCAGTTACGACTCCTGCTGTAGATAAAGAATCTCGTGGGTTGCCGCCGCCTACGAGAACCTCTGTTGATAAAGATATCTCGCGTACCGGATTGAAGCCTGGGGTTATGCCACCCGGTGCCCCGCAAGGCGCAGAGAAAGCTGCCCCCGCTACCGGCATAGCCCAAGCCCTGCCGGGAGAACTTGGAGGTGCGTTTGGAAAAGCTGGTGTGGCGGCGCTCAATCCTGACTTGAAAGCTATCGGCGCAGAGAGTGAAGCCGAACAGCGTCGTCGATTTGACCCGTTCTTCCAAGAAGCGATTGCTCGTAAGCAAGCCGCGATTGATGAGTCCAAGCAACTCGAAGCTCGGGAGCAATCTTCGCGTGATCCGCTGACAGCCTTCTTGCTGGGCGCTCAAGGCCGCACTATTGGCGAGACGCTGGGTTCCGCTGGCCGTAACGTGGCTGACTACCAAGCCAAAGCTATTGGCCGCGACCGCGCCCTGATGCAAGAACGCCAGAAGATGCTGGAAGAACTCGGCGCTGCCAAGATTGCCCCCGAAGAGAAAGCGTACGGAGCGTACCAAGACGCTCAGAAGCGAGCGCAAGATTCGCAGAAGGGCGCGATGGCACCGATAGGCTCGTACCTTACGGGTATGGAGAATGCGCAAACGCGGGCGGAGCTTGCAGAGGCCAGAATTAAACAAATTGCAGCACAAGCCCTGCAAGAACAGAGCTTAACTCCCGCACAAATTACTAAAGCTCGTACCGACGCCGCAAAGTTGGTGGCTGCCAACGTTAACGCTAAAACTATTGAAGGTTTTGCGCTTAGAGACAAGGTTGATAAAGGAATTATTACGATAGCGCAACTGGAAGCGGAACAGTTTGCCCGATTGGTTGGCGAGGCCGCACCTAATCTTCAGGTAGCAACCGGCAAACCCGCCGCGGCTCCTACCGGCCAACCCGTAGTTAAATTCGACGCTCTCAAGACGGGGAAATAATCTATGCCGTACACCGTTGAACTGCCTGACGGCACGCTTGTTTCAGATATTCCGGACGACATGCCGCAGGATGAAGTTCGACGGCGTATTCTGGCGACATTTCCGCAGTTTGCTCCCAAACAATCCACCTTCTTGGGCGAACTCAAGCGCGGAGCCAAACAGCTTATGTCCTCTACGCAGACTGCGGCGGGGGCGATAACTGACCCGGAAGCTGCGGCACGGGCGGGCGTTGAGCGGGCGCAAAAGATCGGGGAAGAAGCGGGCGAAGGCGTGTCGTTCGCTCCGGTCAAAGAGGCTTACCAGCGCGAGGGTGTTCTGTCTGCGCTGGGCGAGGCTGCGTCTCAAGTCCCGCGGGCAGTGGCGGGTATGTTGCCCGCTGCCGGTGCAGCGATTGCCGGGGGTAAATTGGGTGCGATGGCCGGGACTCCTATTGGGGGTCCGCTTGGCGCAGTGATCGGCGGGGCATTGGGTGCCGGCGCAGGTATCTATGGCTCGATAGCTGGGGCAAATATCGAACGCCAAGCGCAAGAGCAAATGGAACGCGGCGAGCAGCTAAAGATTGATCGTCCGGCGGCATATGGTACTGCGGTAGGGCAGTCTGCGCTTGAAGCTGTGGGCACCGGCGCAGTGCTCGGTAAGCGCCTAGTTAAAGGCGTTCTTGGCATCGCGGACGACGCCGCGTTGGCTACCGAGAAAGCTCGGCAACAGCTAATCAAAGAAGCGTCTCGGTCTGCATTGGGCGCGACTGCGCGAGGTGCAGTTAGAGGTGCCACCGAGATTCCGGTTGAAGTTGCGCAGTCTGTGCTGGAGCGCGCACAAGCGGGCCTTGATGTGCTGTCTCCAGAAGCCTATGCCGAATACGGAGAGTCTGCGTACCAAGCGACTATTGGCGGCGCAGGTCTTGGCGCGCTTACCGGCGTGCCGGAGCGTGCATCCGCGCGGGCTGAGCTTGCCAAGATCGAGGTGCCCAAGGAGCGGCAGGAAGCGCAGCGGCGGCTTCTCGCTGCACGAGAAGGCCCCAAAGGCTACGAAGGCGATCAAGCTCTGTTGTTGCCAAAGGCCAGGAAGGACGAGTTTCCCGCGGTTGAGCTGCCGACTGATCTGGCCGCCATCGAGCAGGAATTTACCCAGCTGCAACAGGCCGAGCAGACGCCTGAGACGCAAGCCCGCATGGCTGCGTTGGCACGGCAGTACGAGACGGTAGCTGCCAAGCAACCTGAGGCTCCGATCTCCATCCCCCCGGAACAGCTAGGGCTAGGGCTGGAGCAAGCTCGCACCTATGGCGACATGGAGCTTGAGAAGCAGCGGCTGTTGCAGGAAAAACAGACCCCCGAAGTAAAGGCTAGGGTCAAAGAGATCACTGCGCAACAAACGCAGATGAACATCACGGACATCGAGCAAGGGCGTAAGGCTACTGCTCAGCAGGAGAGCGAAGCCAAGCGAGCCGCCGAGAGTGCGTTTGCCCAGCCTGAAGTGCGGGAAACCCCGGAAGGCCAGCAGCTGCTGTTCTCGCAGTTCGAAGCGCCACAAGCTCGCGTAGAGCCTGCGCCCAGCACAGAATTGCCGACGCGCGAGCAGCCGCCCCTGGCCCCCAGCACGCTTGAGAAATACGGCCAACGTCGCCTCGGCCTGCGCCCTGCCAAAGAGGGAGTGACTACTTCGATTGCTGCACCGGAAGTACCTGAAGCACCCCTGCCGCCCGTCACAGAGCCTGTGCCTGAGCCCAAGCTTGCGCCCAAAGTGCCGGCGATGTTCCAGCCGGTGATGGAGAAGCTGACTACTGCCGGGGTGCGCCCGGAGACACGAGCGTGGGCTGAGAATGCCAAGAACCGTCCGTTCCTGCGCAAGCTGATGGACATGGACCCCGAGGCTGCGCCGCAAGCGCGCAAGGCGCTCAAACTTCAAGAAGGCTCACCTAAAGCGGAGGTATTTGATGCGCTATTCCCGCAACCCGGAGTACCTGCCTTTGAACCTGCCGTCCGAGCAGATCAGCCTAGCGTGGGCGTACCTAGCAAGCCTCGAGTCGTCGAAGCCCCCCAGCCCCCTTCCGCCGGAGTTACAGAACCTGTCGGACCTGGAGTGGTACCTGCTGAGCGAGCTGCTCCAGCAGCAGCTAAACCTGAAGGTGGGGCAAAGCCTGCACTGAAACCCGCTGAGCCCAAGCCTAAGAAGACCTCGCTCAAAGAAGCCGAAGCTGCATGGGAAGATAACAACGTCGAAGGTGCCGGCACGCGCATGGCATTCAAAGACTTGTCGTCTGATCGCAAGCAGATTTGGAAAGACTCGGTTGAAGACGGCACCGCTACGATTGATCTGTACGAAAAGACAGCTAAGCGCCAAGTAGAAGAAAATAAGTCTGAGGCCCGTAAAGCTGCTCGGCCTGACGAAGAGGCACTAAGCCTGCGCGGGGAAGAACGCGCCAAGCAACTATCCGACTTCGAGCAAACCCTTCGCGCTGCACTCAACAAGTTCGGCCTGAAAGACATTGGCCTGAAACTCATCAACGGCATGACGGCGGAAGGCTCCTACGCACAGCAGCTTATCCAGATTGCCGCCGATTCTGCCAACCCGATCCGCACGCTGCGGCACGAGGCTATCCATGCGCTGCGCGAACTTGGTTTCTTCACGCCGCAGCAATGGCAATCGCTGTCCAAGATGGCTAAGGACAAGTGGATTGACCAGTACCTCAAGCAACGCAATATCGACGGCAAACCGCTGAAGGCGGGGGAAGAGTCACGCTACGACGCTTACATGCGCGAGTATGCCGGCAACATGGAGAAGATCACCGAGGAAGCCGTGGCTGATGCCTTCGCTGACTTTGATGCGACCAAGCCTCCAGCAGGTATGGTTGCCAAGGTAGTGGCCAAGCTCCGTAATATGTTCCAGTCCATCAAGTCTGCACTGACCAAGGTGGAATCGCCCGAGAAGATTTTCGGCAAGGTTGAGAAGGGTGAGTTGAAGGCAGGTGCGCCAGCAAAGCAGGGTGAGGCAAAGAGCCTGAGAGACAGGGCTACTGCAAACTTCTTGCGCTGGTTTGGCAGCAGCAAAGTAGTGGATGAGAAGGGTGAGCCGCTGGTGGTTTATCACGGGACAGGGGCAGATTTCTCCGTATTTGAAAGATCATACGGCGGCGCAATGGGGGCGGGAATGTATTTTACCGCGAACCCAAAAGAGGCCAGTGTGTACGCTGAAGGCGCAAGCGGCATTTCGCTTACTGTCAATGAAAACGGCGAGTTTGTTGAAGGGCCGGAGGGGTTCGGCAACGTAATGCCAGTGTATTTAAGCATTAAATACCCGTATGTTGTACGCAGCAACAAAATTCCGAGAATGGAAGATTTGCAGGCACAGGGATACGATGGAGTTGTGCTTGCCGGCCATTGGGTGGCCTTCTCCCCTAACCAAATCAAATCCGCCATCGGCAACAACGGCGAATACAGCCTGACCGATGCCGACATCCGCAAGAGCCTACGCGCACCCAGCCCCACCGAAGGCATCGCTGAGACCAGCGAGCTGATGAAAGACCAGCCGAGCGAGCTTAAGAAGAACCTGCGCGATATGGTGCGGATCGTTTCGGAAAAGGACGATGTGTCGTTTGTCACACGCGTGCGTACGGAAGTGGCGGACTCGCTGGCTTCGGTTGTTAACCGGGTGAATATTCTGTTTGACGGCGCGGTGCGGGACGAGCTTACGGGCCTGACTAACCCCGAGCTGAAGCTTCGGCAGGCGCAGGCTACGGAGCCGCTTACGGCTGCGTTCTACGCCACAGGCGGATTGAAGAATGACACCGCTACAGGGCAATGGGTAGTGTCCGATAAGGCAGGGCCTGGTGGGTCGGTTAAAGACATCTTTGAGGCGCTTAAGAAGTGGGGAGATTCCAAGGGTATGTCGTTTGAGCAGGCCGACGCTGAGGCCAGCAAAATGATCGAAGCGCGACGCCTCAAAGAGCTTATCCAAGCAAATAAAGATGCCGGCGAAACGATCTTCCCGATCCACAAGCTGTCGAACAAAGACTCACGTAGTCCCGAGGAGCAAGTAGATGTTGCCCTGCGAGGGCTGGCTGCAAATCCGGAAGTCCAAGTTATTGCCGACATGATGGATAAGCAGCGGTTTTACATGATCGACCACATGCTCGAGGTTGGGCGCATTACCAAAGAAGAAGCCGCGGCTTACAAAGAAGCGATAGGCTACGTGCCGTTTGATCGTATCGACGACTTCTTTGCTAAGTTTGTGCCAAAACGCAACACCGGTAAAGGTATTGCGCAGCTGGGCTCCCTGCCTCAGTTTGTAGGGTCTACGCAGCGGGAAGTCGGCAACGTTATCAACAACCACGCCAAGCTCATGGCGTGGATGGTCAAGCAGACCATCAAGCACGACGCTACGTTCACAACGCTCAACCTGTTGGCGGATATTGGGCAGGCCCGTAGGCTCGGCAAAAACAAATACGCTGCCTCAAACGCAGGCAATGTCGTGGAGACATTCCGCAACGGCCACAAGGAGTACTTCGAGATGCGGTCACACTGGGATGCGGTAGCGTTCCGGGATGCCCCCGAAGTCAAGATGACCATCCTCAAGGTGTTCGGTGCGGTCTCTAACATCCTGCGTAAGATCGTGACGGTCATGCCGCCGTTCGTGGCTAAGCAGGTGACGGACGATATTCAACGCGCATTTATCTATGCGGGCGTGGAACAGCCGGCGAAGTTGGTTATCCCGGCAGTTACGAACTTCCTGAAGATTGCCGGACACGAGCTCGTGTTTGGGAAGGCTCATCCGTTTACTACGGAGTTTGCTAAGAAGGGCTTGGTTGGCGACATCGACTACAACGCCAGCAATCCGGCGGAGACGATCCTGTTCAACATGGGGTACTCCCAACGGGGTTGGTTGAGCTCGCTGCATAACCGGCTTGAGTCGGTCACGCGGGCGTCTGACTTGGCTATCCGTAAAGCTATCTACGAGCGCACGCTGGCAGAAACCAAGAGCACGGAAATGGCTGAAGGTGATGTGGGCCTTGCCACAATGCGCGCTCGTGAGTTCATCAACTTCCGGCGGCGTGGCGCTAGCAAGACGGTGGGTATGGCGCTGGCCACAGTGCCGTTCTTCAACGCGTACATCCAGTCGAATGACCTGCTGCTGCGGAGCATGGCGGGGCGCGGGGCAAGCGGTACCGAGCGGGCTGTTGCGAAGCGGCTGTTCTGGACACAGGCTGCCAAGGTAACGGCCTTTGCGACGATCTACGCGCTGGCTAGCAGTGACGATGACGAGTACAAGGAGCAGACGCTGGACGACCGGTTTAACAACTGGATCGTAGGCGGTAAGACACTGCCGGTTCCTGGCGATATGGCGGCGCTGTTTAAGGTTCCAGTCGAAGTTTTGATGCAGTACATGGCACGGCAAGGCACTGCGGAAGAGCAGCAGACCAAGGAAGCTGTGAAGCAGACACTAGGCTATGCGTTTGAACAGTTTGTGGGTCGTGCGTTTCCAGTGCCGCAGGCGATCCGGCCCGTTGCTGAGGCGCTGACTAACTACTCGCTTGTCACTGGGCGTCCGTTGGTCGGTACGTATCAGAAAGGCTTGCCGTCGGTATTGCAGACTACGACGACAACCAGCGAGCTGGCCAAGGCGATTGCAAACTTTGCGTACAAGAACATCCGCGATCCCATCACGGGCACGCCGCTCGAGCTCTCGCCCATCGTTATCGACAATACCGTTCGGGGGTATTTGGGCGGTGTGGTGCCGCTGATGAACATGCTGGTTGACCAGCTTATCAACCCGAACAAGACTGATCGACCGTTGAGCCGGTATTGGCTGCTCAGCCAGTACCTCACACCCGAGGTGCCGACTGGCCCGAAGGAAGAGTTCTACGATCTGTCCAACAAGGTGATGCCGGTTAAACGTGCGCTCGACCGGCTGATGAAAACCGACCAAGCGGCGGCATATGCGTACTACCAAGAGAACAAAGACAAGCTCAAGATGGCCGAACTAGTAAACATCGGGTTGCAGAATATCAAGCAATCGCGGGAGTACATCAACTTCCTAGAAAGTGCGGACGGAGCTAAAAAATTCCCCGACAGTGCCGACCGCCTGAAGCGCAAGCAGCAAGTCGAGAAGTACGAAAACGACAACTTAAAGTGGGTTAGAAAAGCCAAGGCAGACATCTTCATTCACTCGAAGTAGTTACTCCAGCCGCCAGATACGGACGCCGTAGCGTCCGTATTCCACGCGGTTTGCTACCGCAAGGGTTATGTCGAAGTAGAGTTCTGCCGACCTTAGTTCTGCGGCCACCTGCCTGTCAGTGGCTGTGGTTGGCAGGAAGAACGAACAGCCCTTGCGGACTTCTTCCCACGGAATGAAGTACTGCGCGCCGAGAATCTCTACTACCCGGATGTCATCCGGAATGGTCTGACGGCGATTCAAGAACATTGGCTACCCCTACGGCATCGCTGTCGAAGCAGAAACTGCGAATGGCTGGCATGCTCATGCTGCCGATAGACCCCGCAGCAATACGCTTGAGCGCGGATTTACCGTTGTTTTTTATCATGCCGAGATTGACCAGCGTACGGAGGGTCTGTTTCACGTCGACTTGATGCTTGATAAGGTATTCCCGGAACTCGGTAGCAGGAATCCACAGCTCTTTGTTGTCGGGCTCATACCGTAGACGCAGCGCATTGCGCGGCGCTTCAATCGGGGCTGCGGGCAAGCCGTTCTTCGGGGCTTCGATCACCAGTGCATTGCTCAGGTTCTCGTTGATGTACCGCCCGAGAATTTCCGAAGCCAGGGTGTTGCCGGTACTGGCAGCTGCCTTGTGCGCGACCCGGATGCTGGCTAGCTCCTTGAGCATGTACTTGTAGACGCGCCCGATAGAGATGTCGATCAGCCCGAGCTTCCGCGCAAAGTACGCGCCGGTAAAGGCCGCGGCCAGCGTGCCAGAGTGGAACCGGTCAGTCTTGTCCAGACCAAGCTCGGCATCGATCTTGCGCTGCATCTGGTGCAGGGTGTCGATCACCAGCTGTTTGTTCTCCAGCACGTACTTCATGAAGATCGGCCCGGCCACACCATAGTTGCATGCCAGCTTGCGGAAAATCTCATCCGCGTCGGCCTTGGAGATGTGTGACGTACCCGCCACGTAGATGTCCATAAGGCGAGCTTGCTCCCCGCCCGACGTAGCCTTGATGCTGCTGATGATGTCGGAGAACACCGAGTTGCTCGAGGTGACGACTATGCAGCTCCACGTGGTGTTGTTGTTCCGAAGCTTGTTGGCCTGTGCGTCCATCCGGTGCCGGGCTCGCCCACGAGTGACGGAGTACACGAAGTCGGACAAATCCTCGGCCTTGGTGTTGGTCATTTCGTCGAACGACGGGCTGATGTTATTCAGCATGCCGATGTGCTGGAACTTGGCCAGATAGGTATCGTCTGACGAGCCGAGCAGCTTCGCGGGATTACCGAAGATCGAGTCTTTGACCATCATGGCCGTGGTCTTGCCTGTGCCGGACTCATTTGAGACCAGATTGACTACGGCACCTTTCACGTCGAACCCGCCCAGCAACGCCATGAGTGGCGAGCCAAACCCGCAGAACAACGTGAACGCATGGGGCTCCAGCCCTTTTTGATTGTAGAAGTTAGCAACCGACTTCCATTCCTCAAGGCTGCCTGACGGCTGAAACGCCGGGGCCAGCTGCCGCGTGCTGCTAGCGGGTGGGGCGAGCTTGGGCCCAGCTATGGTGTACTCGATCTCACCAACAACAAACCCGGACTCGTCCGGTGTCCACCCCATCTGGCTGCGAGTTTTACAGGCAGATGCGTCTTTCTGTAATTTGCGGATTGCCGATGCGAAGTACGCCATGATGAGGTCCCATTGTTTGCTGTAGGCAACTACCCCGTGTTTGATAAGTGTAGATTGCAGCTTTTCCTTGTTGAGTAGCGACGTTGCCGGGGCGTAGAAGATACGCACGCCGTCCCGAGGCAGGTGCAGGCATACGCCCAGCAGCTCACCCTCGCCGTCGCCGTGGTCGTCAGAGTCGTAGAACCGGTTGGTGATGTAGAGGTCCTGCGGGTAAACCTCAATAACCTCTTCCTCGCCGTCGGCGTTGGACTTCTTGAAATACACCCCGCCCGATGCGCCCCGGTAGTAGGGGAACGGATACGCCGGTATATCGACAATCACTTCCTGCGATATGCCCTCACCAGCACCGATGGTGTGCGCTACCTTGTAGACCTCGGCTCCGTCCTCAATGACTACTGGGGATGCAGGCACCGTACGTCCCAGCATGATGGGGCTGGTGATCTTGTGAGCGCAGCCGTGGCACGAGAGCGGGTAGTTGTCCCGAAACCACTGGCAGGTGTACGGCTTGCCTGCGACCTTCTGCGCTTTGGTGAGCGTAGCCTCCGCCGAATACTCGGTGTGCTGGTCAGACATGGTGTGCACCGCCGTGGCTGCGTCCACACAGGTGCCGGCAATAGACAGCATGGCCCGCCACACGGGCTCAGGCGTATCGGCTTGGCTCTCGTAGGCCGCCTTCACCTGCGCACAGCCTGTACCACGCAAGCTACGGTCGAGGATGATCGAGAACTCGCAGTCGGGCAGGTCTCCGCTGCTCCGCGCCAAGGAGCTTGTCAGATCATCCGTACCAAACACACTGGCAGCTGAGAGGTCCACCGCCGGTGCCGGCAGCATGGCGCACAGGTCCGCGAACGGCGTGGGCTTGCCGAGGTGTACCACCAGCGCCTGCGGGCGATCTGGGGAGTTGTAGTTCGTCGTGCCGGGCATGCGCATGATGCGCGCGATGTCGCCCGTCACCTGCGGGTCGATCTTGAGCCCGTGACTGAAGCAAAACGTCTTGAGCGCACGCGCGTACGGAAGCCACTGCGCTGCCGGAACAGCCTCAGTGAGTGCCCAGTATGCCTGCACCCCGCGCCCTGAGAACACGACGGTGGGTTTGGGCAGGCCAGTGCGTACAACAAAATCTTTGAGCGCCTTGCTGGCATCAGTCGGCGTGGCGTAGGGTTGCCCGTTGTGACTGTCCAGCTCGATAAACAAGCTCTTGAGCTCTACGGCATTTGCCGCAGTGCGACCCTCTACGGGGTCTGCGTACGTAGCCAACGCTACGTATACGTTCCAATCCTCCTGATTAAATTCCTGAGTTGCCTGAATTAGTTCTTCTTTTGTTTTGCAGTACCGGTGCTGGACAGCTTTTTTATTGGAGCGGTTGATTCTCGCCACACAATACGTACCAGCAGACGGCAATACGGCGTCTAGGAAGGCAATGCTCACGTAGCCTCACACGGGATCAGGTTAGCGGGGGGAAGGTGAGGCGGCGGCCCCGTGGTCCGCCTTGTCGCTGCGGGATCAGCGCAGCCTAGCCTCGATACTGATTATGCCGTCTCAAGCTCAGAAAGTAGATTAACAATCTTCTCCAAGTGATTGGAGCGCGGCCTGACTCTACCGCAGAACCATCGATAAACAATAGTCCGACTGACTCCTAGCTTGCGCGACACCTCCCAGACCGGAAGATTCCGATCAATGCACACTTTGGCTAGGCGGACCGCCGGCAGCGCGGGGTCAGCCGCGGCTACTTGCTGGACAAGTAAGGCGCTGTACCCCCGTGCATCATTCATCGTCGTCAGTGCTCCAGTCGCTCAGGATTGAGGCCACGTTCGGCTTTTGATCCGGCGTCTCAACAGTTGCTACTTTCTTGGTGCGCTTCACGGGTTCTGCTACTTCCTCTACGAAAGTTGCTACTTCCTCGGGTTCGGCAACAGTTTTTGCTACTTTTGCGGTTTCTACGGCAGCCGGGCTTTGCGCGAACGCTTCGGGTAGTGCCTGTGGCTTATCGGCCTTGACGGTCATCTTGAACTCGATAGCGCGGCGGGCGTCTTCAGTCGCACCCTGGGTCTTGGACAGCTCCCATTCGTCGCGGGTCAGCGGACGGATAGCCTTGAAGCGCAGGACCGGCACCGCCTCGGCAGTATCGAATCGGGCCTCAGTCACCACGCCGCTGATCGGCACACCATGTCCAGCCAAGAAGTTGGCATAAGCTTGCAGGCTCATCTTGCCATCAACCGGCTTGCCAAAGATAGACTTGGCAGGAAGCTGAAGACGGTATACACCGCCACCGATCTCGTTTTCCAACACCACGGCCAGACGGCGGTTGAAGCGGCACGCACGGGACTTGCCCTCGCCGGAGCCTTCGATGTTCTGGGCGCAGCCGGCGCAGTTGGCGAACTGACGCTGTTCAACGGGGACTTCTTCGTTCGGCTTCACGCCGTCGGCAGACCAGCACGTAGGGGCAGCGTCTTTGCCTTCTTCATACTTGCCAGCGAAATACTGGCGGGCGTTGGCCTTGGCAGCGGCCACAATCACAACGTTCATGGCGCGCTCTTCATTGCGGGCAATCTCTTCGCCGCCGGACACCATACGCCACACACCGCCCTTGATGGAGATCGACTTGGAGCTGCTTTGCCCAGCGAGTGATTTGGTGATGTCATCTTCAGGATCGCGCAGGTAATCAGGCAGGGATGCGCCGGAATTGAATAGGGTCAGGTTGCTCATGGTTATTCCTTTTGGTTGATGATACGGGTGCTACTTTGATCTACGTACGGTGATGCTGTACTTGGAGTCTACGTTCAGCCCAACGGGTAGCTTGTCAGGATTCTGAGCGAGAAATTCTTTGAAGTTGGTTTGGTGAATGCGTCGTTCTAGTAGCTGCGGCAGATCGTTTTCTTTTATGAAGCCGTACATGCTATCCCAGTCGTTCGTCCAGTAGCGCGTTTTGATGACCTTGGAGAAAGACCCGTACGCGGTCTTGCCTCCATCCTGGCCGGTAGCTTTGCATATTTCTAATAGCTCTTGCTCCACAGCATCCATCTGCATATTCAGCTTCGTAAGTTCAGTTTCGTGGTCTCTTACAAGTCGGTCTTTGGCGTCACGGATTTTGATATAAACATCAACGAGTTTCGCGGCATCCATTTGCTTTCTCCTTCAACATGGCATCGGCAATAGCGTAAGCACAGCGTGCGACTACATGGGCATAAGCACGTACGTATTCTTCTCTTGGGTCAGTGATCAGTGCAGACATGGCTTGCATGGCAAATTTATCTCTTAGGGGAGCTTAGCTTCGGTTCCGACTTCATCTATGGCATGGCCCCAACGTGCTGCGGCTACATCGTCATTCATGAGTAATTCCTTTATGGCTTCTTGGTCATTGGCTTTGTATACGACGGTGAAGTATGGCATGAGAGTCCTTAACTTAGTCAACTTATTTCTTGTTTGTACAGCTCTACTAGAGACTGATGAAGCTCGATCTTGTTCTGGAGCATGGCGTACATACGCCGCTCCACTGGACTGCCTTGCAGATGCGTGACGGTCACGTTGCAAGTCTGACCTTGCCGGTGCGCGCGAGCGTTAGCTTGCAGGTACATCTCGGTCGAGGACACTGGCCCCCACCACACCACCTGATCGGCGCGCGTGAGCGTGATGCCGTGAGCGGTAGCTTGAGGAATCATCAGTAGTACTCTTGGGTTATCCTGGGTCTGGAACCGCTTGATAATCTCGGCTCGGGCCCCTGCGGATACGCCGCCGTGGATAACGTCTACAGCGTACTCGGCAAGCTCGTCACGCAGCATGTCGATGATGTGCCGGAACGGCACGAACACCAGAACCTTGCGGTCGGTTTGCTCGATGATGCTGACTAGCTCTGCCAGTCGGTTCTTGATATCGAACTGGATGACTTCGCGGTTGTCACTATACGCACACCCGCACGATATTTGCAGTAGCTTGTTGAGCATGCCAGCGGCATTTGCTGCGGTGATCTCTTCGCCCGCAGCGCGGGTAATCATCTCTTGCTTGATGGCGTTGTAGTACTTCTGCTGCTGCGGTGTAAGGGGCACCTCCCGGGTCGCATAGAGCAGATCGGGCAGGTCCAGACACTCTTCTTTCGTGAACCGAATAGCCGGCTGTAGCGCGTCATGCACAATAGTCTTGGCATCGTTGCGGGGCACCCATTTGTATTGCGTGAGTTTTACCATAACCTTGTCACGCCACGCGCCGAAGAACCGCGGCACGTTGTCAGGATTGACCAGCTTGGCCAGCCCGTACGCGTCCAGCGGTGACTGCGATGCCGGCGTGCCCGTCATCATCCATAGCCGGGTGTCTGCCTTGACGAGCGAGGCCATAGCCTTCCAGCGGTCGGTCGATACGCTTTTTACTGCATTGGCTTCGTCTACGATGATAAGATCAAATCCTCCTGCCGCGAGTGCCGGAGTGACCACCTTTACGCCGTCGAAATTGATAATGACAACTTCATAGCCGGCGGATATGACGGCCTCGCGCTTTTTTCGATCTCCTGTAGCAATCCCCACCGTACGGTGCATCACCGTCTTGAACAAGTCTGACCGCCACGCAGTGTCCATGATCGACACCGGGCAGATCACCAGCACCCGCTTAACCTTGCCCTGCTGCATCAGGTAGTCGGCGGCCCACGCTGCGGCACTGGTCTTGCCTGTGCCGGGCTCGTTGAAACAGAAGCACCGTGGGTGCGTGGCCAGGAACGCCGCGGTAGTGCGCTGATGCTCGAACGGTGTGTACACGCCCGGCCAGTCGTACGTACCCAGTATGGGATGTGGTGGCGCTTTGATCTTGAGGTTGCGCAGTATCTGCACCTCATCAGGCCCCCAGTTCACGAGTATCTTCGCCAGCTGGCCGTTGCGCTCAAGAATGTGCGACTTGGGTATCAGCGCCTTGATTTGGTCTGCTTTACGCGTGACAAAGAGCAGCGCGCGGTTGTCCACGATCTGCATTCGACTTCCTTAATTGGTAGCTACGTTATTTAATTTTGTTCGTACTGGTACGCGCAAAGCTTCTGTTTTTTGACTTGGGCACAGCCCGTAGATTGCTCAGCTTGCTAGTTCCACCCTTGCTCAAGGGCTTCACGTGGTCTACATCAGTGCCCGACGCCAGCGGGCCATTGGCTTTCTCGTAATCACGACGCGCCTTGTTGCGCTCAGCACGCTTTTTGATCTGCTCGGGAGTGCCCTGATACAGCTCGTATTCGCGCTTGTAGTTACGTGATTTTGCAGGCATTTTTGATTTCCGTAGAGTTAAGGTAAAAACTTTTACCTTACGCCAACACGGCTGAGGACTGTCAGAACGCGCGTTCTAGCCCAAAAGCCACAATCCTCATGCGTCTTGGTGGAGTCGTCCCAGTTTCGCACCGGGTGTCATTCCCTTGTCGGGCTGCGTGTCCTACCACACCGCCGACTCCATACCTCGTCTTTCCGAGGTGCCAGTCATATCAGCCGGGGGAGACGTGCCATGCACTGCCGGCCTATAACCGCCGCTGTTGCCCACCTGCGGCTGGGGTGATTGCAGTACTACCTATGTTCACATGCCTCGATTGTCAGCGGACAGAATCGACACAGAGGGGAGGGCGTAGCTCCCCAAGCACCATGCTCTACCGCTGACTGAATCATACTAGCGCGTCCGGCCCACTTTGACCAGATGTTCGGGAGGTCTGCGCGATAAAATTCAGACAGCACCACCTTCTGCGCCACCACGAAGATCAGAATGCCCGATACGCGCTGCACTTCCGGGTAGTGGGACATCACCATCGCAGCCATCAGCTCGAGCTGGTCGGGGTCGGCAAAGCGCGCAGACTTCCCGGTCTTGTAGTCGGCTACCCGGGCTCGGGTTTTGTTGACCGCCAAGAAGTCGGGCACGCCTCGGAACCATACATCCTTGTCGAAAAAGTCACACGGCGTGAAGTCTGCACGCACAGCCAAACGATGCTCGCACAGTACACTACCTCGTACCTTCTTGAGCGGTGCGATGAACACCTCAAACATCTTGAACTGCGCCGGGAGGGGCTTGTCGTCCCGGATATATTCTTCAAACGCTTTATGCACAGCGGTGCCGTATAACGTTGCTTCTGTTTCTTGAGACCTGAACTTCTTGAGGATGCGAACTTCGTGATAACGCCGAGCACACCCCTCAAAATCTTTGATTGCAGAGTACGAGTGCGCGAGTGCCATGTGGGTTCCTTAGTATGGAACCCAGTTTACCCTAACAATCACCGTACGAGTCGCCGTATCCAGCCTCGCATGCGAGCGGCAATCCAACCGCCCATTTGGGGTTCCACGACATGCACTCGACGACATACGCCATCGCGGTTTCTGCCTCGTCTTTAGGTGCGATACAGATCACCGAGTCGTGTACAGTTAACACCACGGGATAACGCTTGCGGATGCGCAGCAGCTGTTCGGCCACCACGCAGCGAGCGATAGCCTGCGTAAAATTCTCGACGCAAAGGCCGCCGTATACGCGGGTGGGCAGGCCCTTGGTGGTGTAGCGCCATTCGGGCTTCTTGTCGTCGTTGTATTCCCGACGCAGGCCGGGGTACTGGATGTGCAGGCCGCTGGGTAGGGTAAGCCCCTTGCCGGGCTCGACACGCACCAGACCGGGCACATCGACCACCATAGACTGACCGTTGTGCAGGGCTTGGATGGCTTGGTTGGCTTTGTCCCAGAGATACGGGATGCAGCTGTAGGTGTTGCGGTATGCGTTGATGATGCGCTTGGCTTCTGACTCCGGCACGTTGACATTTGCCATCGACTTGAGAAACGCCTTGAGCTTGCCGTGCCCTACCCCGTAGCCTGCACCGAGCACTACCACCTTGCCGACCTGTCGCTGAGTTTTGTCGATCTGGTCGGGGGCTATGCCGTAGATGTGGCTGGCCATAATCTTGTATACGTCCTGCTTGTCACGGAAGGCTTGCACGAGGTCATGCTGACCAGCCAGCCACGCCAAACACCGGGCCTCGATTTGGGCGGAGTCGCAGTCGATCACAACGTGGCCGGGTGGGGCCTTGATCGCGCGCTTGAGTGCCTTGGCATACGGGCCACGAGACGGCAGGTTTTGAAGGTTTACTTGGTCCGAGTTATGCACGAGCTTGCCATTAGCCACAAACCGATGACGCGGGCCGCAGTTAAGGATGTCATACACTGGTACGAGCATACTTTTCTCTCTGAATTATTTGTTCGTCAGTTGCGCCTTGTTTGATCCAGGCCCGCAATGTTTCATACGTCAGATCAGGGCGCAAGGTATGTAGGGCCCGAATGCGCTCGCCGTTGGCAGTTCGTTTGTATGCCCGCTTATTTCTAGCTTGTTCGGATCGGGTAGCCCAACGAAGATTCCCCGGCTCGTAGTGGCGCATGTTGTCGATGCGATCAAGACTATAAGATGCGGACGGACGCGGGCCTAAATTTAATAGAACCCACTCTGCAAACGCACGCATGGTTGGAAACCTAAACTCGATACCGCGACCGCCGTAATTTGCATAATGCGCGCAATTAGGATTGGTGCACCGCTGCTTAGCTCCGACTCCTAGCCTACGCACAATAGCTACCGCATCCCCAAACTTGAGCCGCAATGGGTCGGCTTTAGCTTTGGCCCCGACTGCAACCGCAGCGGCGTAAGACGCTACTTTTGCCATAGCTATTCTCTTGTCTTGCGGCAACCGTTGCATTTTTAAGCGTGCGGCGCATGACCTACAGCAATTACTTTTTCCGGCTAATACCTCTCGCACGCGCACCTCGCGTTCGACGCCGCAGCGGCATCGGCACAGCAGCTTGTGCTTAGTCGAGATGTGCAGATCGCCTAGCGGCGTCCACATCGTCCTCGACAGGGCTTCGCGCAACCGTAAGGCGATGGCCGCCCTGCATTGCGTCTCGTAAGCTAATCTCGCCGACGTCTGTGAATACGACATGTTCTGGGGTTCCTGTTACGCCATCCCACTCGACTACTTCTTGAAAGCCGCTAAACTTCACCCCTTCATGGGCAACAAAGGCTTCTCCATCCCATACAAGATCATCAAGCAGAACATCGACGATCCGTTTAGTAACCACACCCCGCTGCGAATCATACACTAACACCTGAGTATCGGCCACTAAGCAGCCGCTAAACCGGCCCGTGTGTGCGCCGTAGTAGCGCAGCGGCACCGGGAATGTGCCGCGGTCAGCCATCTCGATAAACCGTTCCGTGCGGGTCTCCTCCAGCGTGGTCTTGTTGCCGAGGCGCGCAGCGACCAGTGCCTGCACACGTACGTCCGGGTGCTCGGCCAATTCCTTGAACGCTTCGTCTGTCTTGGCGAACGCATACGCCGGCTTGCCCGTGGCCGGGCTGACCTTGGTGGGCGGCTCGACGTCGAACTGCTCCAGAAGCTTGGCGAACTTGTCGTTCGACATGAGGAGCTTCTTGACGCCATCCATGCCGTCAGCCAGCAGGGTCTGTGCCGTCTCCGGGTCGGAGTAGTCCCCGATCAGGGTATCGCGTACGTCCTCGAGCAGCTTCTGCTTGTGGTCTTTAACCGCAGCGAGGTGGGCTACCAGCAGGTCTTTGTCGAGCATCAACTCGGGGTCGATAAACATGCGCAGCGTAGCGTCGATCAACCGCAGCTCCTGCTTCGGGAAGCCCATCGACAGGTAGTGCATGAACAGCTTGTGAGTAAGCTCCACGTCGTTGACGCAGTACGCGCCGTATCGAGCAAGCTCGTCGGCAGAGAAATCCATATAGCGCTTACCCAGCGCGTTGAGCACTTCAGTGCCCTTAACACCGACGCCGAGGCGAGTAGCTTGAGAAGCTAGGCTGTGGGATTTCTCATGGGGATACAAGGCGCGGGACATACCCAGGGTATCCGCCCAAGCCATCGGGGAAATGCCGTAGTGCCACTTGAGGATGGCACCGTCGAACGCTGTGTTCTGGCACACCACCATCTTGTCTGACCAGTCTATGCCGGCCAGCGCCGCAACAACTACGGGCTTGGGGTACCACTGCGTAGGGTTGTCGCCGATTTTGATCGCTACGCCGATTACTTCAAACCGCGGGTCACGTACGTAGGCTTCGGTTGTTATCTTGCTAAGGCTATATTCGCGGTCGTAGAAAGTTTCTAGGTCAATTACGAGTGGTATCATGGTCGGGTCTAAACGTTAGACTTGCTGGCGTAGCTCAGTTTGGTAGAGCCCTCGATTTGTAATCGAGTGGTCGTGGGTTCGATTCCTACCGCCAGCACCACCTTCTGCCGTTGCTTTTCGGAACGCCACTTCTCTCGGTCTTGCACGATCTTGGCTTCCTCAGCACTCGGCTCCAGGGTCTGTAATTGGCCGGTCAAAATCGCGCCAATTAGATCGCGCGTTTTCGAAGTCATCCAGTAGCTCCACGTTGGTCTCGTTGATAACGAACGCCAGCCCGCCTGCGGCTTCGATCTTCTCAAGGTTGCGCAGTTGCAACTGCGTGGGCTTACCCTTGCCGGCCTTACACTCGATGCCGACGAAGCGGCCACGATAGCACGCCAAAATGTCAGGGGTGCCGTTGTTTGCGTAGGCACCCCCGATGTAGTTCACAGCATACGCACCGGCTGTCTTGAGCCGAGCGTGCACACGTGCTTTAACCTTGGCTTCAGGCGTTGCGGCCATGTTCCATCTCGATCAGTTTGTCCAAGTAGTGCCGGGCCTTCTCCAAGTCTTTGATGCCATCCTTGGCACGGAAGCGCATCAGGTACTTCAGCGCGTTGCCGTCGAAGAAACCCATCTTGTTGCGGTCGATCACTTCCCACGGCTGAATCTCCAGCGAGATGTAGTGCTTGCCGCCAACCTGACGCGTGTCGACCGAAGGCAGGGTGGTGGTCAGGGGGGCTTCCACAGCGGGGGCCTGCATCTTGCTGCGCGCTGCGTAAACGGTGACGCGAGAGACCCCGAGCTTTTCAGAAACTTCCGCTACGGTCATGTTCGGTTTGCGCTTCAGAAGGTTTTGAATCTGTTGTGTCTTTGTCATGCTTGGTACCTGCTAGAAAATTGAACTCTTTGAGTAGCTTGGTAACGTGCGCTTCGATAGCTGCCAAATCGTCTGGGGTCATGCCTAAGCCTCAAATGTTGGAAGTGGTGCCCAGTGTGTCCAGTAAGGGTCGCTACGCTTGTATATACCGTACGTAGCACAGCCCATGCGCTTGTTGATAAGTTGAACTTTTTGCCCGACAGGACATTCGGAAATAGGCAGCCAAAAGTAATCCGAGTCGACTGCCGCCGTCCCGTCGGAGCTTCGTTTAACAGTCATGCTATCGCTTGAGGAGTTGGTAAATCTGTTCAGTGCTGAGGTGGAACGTGTCGATAGGCGAGAAGTTATCGAGATTTACCCGGAAGGTTTTCAAGTCTAAGTTGCGCAGGTCTAGTGTACGTTCGCCGTTAATCAACGATAGCTCACGAGTAAGTAACTTGGCCTGCTCGGCTTGGTGGTACTCCAAGCCATGCGCGCGTGATAAACACACTAACATAACGCCGAGAAACACCAACGGCGGCACGACACCCACCGGCCCCAGCAGGGGAGCGAATCCTATCGCCGCTATTGTGGCATAGACGCACAAATGCGCAATAGTTTTGAGCCGCTTAACCTCTTTGGATGCTCGCGGCACGATCTTGATGTTAAGCCGCGCTGGCGGTGGTGCAGGCCGAGGCGGCTCAGGAGGACTTAGCCTCATCAAATGCTCCAGCCGCTGTGCGTCACGACTCGGAATGATTCGATGCGCTTCCAAGTTTTCGGCAAAGGTAACGCGTCTTTCGTGACTTCTTGCCGGGGTAGCATCTAACAACCGCACTTGTTCAAAATTCCGTTCGACGCGCATGGCTTATTTCATCCGGTTAGCAATCTTGTGAAGCGCAATAGCCAGCAACAACATGCCCGCTGCCAACCCACCACCTATCGGCCCTGTGGCTAGAGCCGAGATAGCCAGCGGCACCACAGAGAAGCCCGCCAACACCGACAGCCCCAGCACCCAGCGTTTAGCTTTGCTTGCGATTACAGGCTCGACTTTTTCCCTGATAATCGGCAGCTCACGAATACGCGGATTGACCGGCTTGTTTGATGAT